GTAGGAGGAAGTTTTATTTTTACAAATATGGATAATATAACCTCATTAGAGGGGATTCCTAAGAGTATTGGAAGAAGTTTTACTTGTTGTAATAATCCTAAACTTACATCTTTAAAGGGGTGCCCAGAGATAACAGGAGATATTTTTGATTGTTCGAAGAATGAAAATTTAAAGTCTTTGGAAGGTGTCCCAAAAACGATGGTTAATTTTGATTGCAGTAATAATGGAAGCCTAACTTCCTTGAGAGGGGGTCCAGAACATGTCTCAGGTAGTTATTATTGTTCAGATAACAAAAATATAACTTCGTTGGAAGGGGCTCCTAAGATGGTGGGACGGAGTTTTGATTGTCATGGAAATGAAAAACTCACTTCTTTGAAAGGAGCTCCGGAGTTTGTAGGAGGTAACTTTTTCTGTAATGGAACAGCTATAACTTCTCTGGTAGGTTGTCCCAAAGAAGTGAGAGGAGATTTTGTTTGTGATTCTGTATTTACAGAGGAAGAAATTAGGAGCGTTTGTAACGTTAAAGGGAGTGTAATAATAATGTCGTAAGGAGATGAATATGGCAAAACTAATAAATTTAGATGAAAAACTTGAGAATGCAGATTGGTTAAAAAGGACATGGGACTTACCTCCTATTAATAGCAAAGAATTTGATGAGTATTTGAAGAAGTCAGGAAGGACTTTGGAGGATATTAAACATCTTCCAGTATATAAAAGAATAGGAGAAAGAAATGAAAAAGAGACAAATATCACTAGATTCGTTAAGTGAGAAATTAGAGAAAATTCTTTCTAGCAGAGAAGAATCGAAGGACGCATGGAGTCCCGAAGCTCGCAGAGCAGCGATAGAGGCTCGTCGTAGGAAGATGAAGGGTAAACAAGAATCTGAAGGAACTAGCTCTGCAAGTGGAATAGTTAGTCGATTAGTGAATTGAATTGGCATGGTAGGGGAGGGAATTTGAACAGTTTTACTACTGAAATATCAGGTAATACACTTAAGGCTCAAATTTGGGATGAGGGTAAAGCTGAGGGTGGAATGTTAAAAATGAAAAAGAAGGATGATGGCAAATGGTATACCGTTAAGAGTGAATATAGTGGTGATATAGGATTGGGACTTGATGATTTGGGTTATTTTGCGAAGAAGGGTATTTCGGAAGAAGAATTATTTAAGTCTCTGAAGAGTCAGAGAGATAGTCATAAAAGAGCATCAATTAGAAATTGGAATGCAGTATTAAAATCAATGATACGGGAGTAATAATGTTAACTTTAGTTAATTCTATATATACAGTAGATGCTCCGAAGGAAAAGAAGGAAAATGTGACTCCTACTAGAAGTATAGTAAGGGATTATACTCAGGTTTTAGAATCTGTTGCAGAAGAAGTGGAAAAAATAATTAAAAGATATTTTAACAGATTTACTAGTAAAGCAGCTGCAAGAGCCGTCCAGTATCTAGGAAAGTATTCTTCTAGACTACGTGAGTGGGCTCAAAAGATAGCTTTTGTAGTTGTATCAAATATAGATAAAGAGTCAAGAGGGAGATGGAGTTCTATTTTGGAAAGGATGCCGCCTACAATGAGAGGACAGATAAATCAAGCATCGATAAGACCATTAATAGAGCAATTTCTCAGAGATAATGTGGAATTGATAACTTCAATGCCGTTACAGGCAGCCGAAAGAGTTCAGGATTTAGTTTTGGTGGAAGCACTAGGGAAGGGGGCTCGGTCTGTTGATTTAGAAGAAGAAATAATGAGAATTGGAGACATTACTCGTAATAGAGCTAAATTGATTGCAAGAACAGAAGTGTCAAGAATGACAACTGGACTTACAATGGCTAGAGCGAAAAGTGTGGGTTCTAATTGGTATATATGGAGAACTGCAGGAGATGCCATAGTTAGAGATTCTCATAAAAATCTTGAAGGAGTTCTGGTGAATTGGGATGAACCTCCCAGTCCAGAGAAATTGATTGGACAAAAAGTGTATGGGAATTATCATGCTGCATGTACATTTAATTGTCGATGTCATCCCGAACCTGTTGTAGATTGGAAGGAAATGAGATTTCCTGTTAAAGTTTACTCTCACGGAATGATTAGACGGATGTCTAGAGAGGAATTTTCATTAATTGCAGGAGAAATTTATAAGGGATAGGAGAAGTATATGAAAAAGAGACAAATATCATTAGATTCGTTAAGGGGAGGGCTAGAAATTTGCTCTCTAGAATAGAAGAGTCAAAAGACGCTTGGAGTCCGGAGGCGTGCCGAAGGAAGATGAGGGAAACAGTTCGAAGATTAGTTCTGTAAGAAGAGGAGAATTTAGAGGTCGTTGAGATGAAGATTAAAACAAAAGATTCAGTTGGGGCAGATTTAATGTACCGAAATGGTCAGTTTATGCTGGAAACTGATTATGGTAGAAATTCAGGGTTTGTAGATGAATCTGGAATGGTTCAATTACTTAGGGAGTGTGAGGCTAATAATCCTGATAGACTAGTTGAAAGAGCTACCACTCAGGGTCAAATTAGGATTAGAATTAATAAAGTGCCATCTAAATACTTTGGAGGGTATGGAAGTAAGGATAGGAAAATGAGTACAATTAAAGATGCTTTTTCTGAATCAGCTCGCAGAGCAGCTCTTGAGGCTCGTAGAAGGAAAGCGAGGACTAGGTCTCAGGGGATAAAACAACAATCGAAATCAGGTGGACAGAAAATTCTTCAGTATTTAAAACCCTTTGAAATTGGAGAAAACACAGAGACTAGGACTGAAATGAAGACACCCTATAATATTGATAGGTCTGTAAGAATATATCCCCCAGATACTAGCGGTGTCTACCTAAATTCCTCTGAACGTCCTATAGATTATGGCCATGTTTCTGGTTTACTACAAGAGAAGTATGGACCTAAGCGTGGTCAAGAGATGTATGAGAGTATGATAGATAAACCAGGCTCTGGAAAAGGTCTTTATTTTGTAGTAGGAACTAAGATTCAAAAAGAAAAGAAAGCTATGATGAAGGCTTTGGGGAAGACAGGTGATTTAGATAGGCATAATTATATAGGTTTATATAAATTATACACTGAAAAAATGAATAAAGGTGGGTCTAAGACAGCTGATGTGCGGATGCAAGGAGCTTGTGGAGGAAAGAGAAAATTTGATGGTTCTGGAAAAGGGTTTGGTAATTTTGGGAAGACATCGAAGGATGGCAAAGTTGTTCATATTACTACCCATTCGTCATGGATGGGTGATGTTGAGATAATGGACGGGACTCACGCAAGGGTTAGGCAAGAAGGTGGTAATTGGGGAACTCCATGGCATATTAATCAATTACCTGAAGACATTGTGCAAGCTTTGAAGGTAAAAGGTTTGATTAAAGGCAATTTTTTTGTTACAGATAATCGACAGTCATTTAAAGGTCAAACCTTGACAGCGATTAAAGAAGGGCAAGGTAGCGATGTAGCTTATTTCTTTAAACGTAAAGAAAATGGTAATACAGATGCTGTATCTGGTTCAAGATTAAAGACAGCGAGAATAATTTCTCGTGATTCTAAAACAAAGGATAATGTTTTACCTAATGGAGCTACAGAGCTTGTTAGGAAAAGAGTTGCGCCTGATAAAGAAATAGTCCTTGCGAAATGGAACAGGGGCGGTAGAGAGGAATACATCACTTGGGCTATTTACAGGGGCGATGACAGGAGCACCTCTCACGGGCATTATTTTATCTCTTTTGAAGAGGCATCAAAAGATTTTGCCACTCGTGATTCTAAAATAGCCGACTCCCTACACAAAGGTCAAACCTTGATGGCTATCAAAGAAGGGCAAGGCGTGAGGGCAGGTGAGTCTTATACTGTGATAGGGGTGGAACAGCCTGTTAATCAAGTGACTGAAGAAGGAGCGACCCCATCAATTGTTTATAAGTTGCAAGATTCCTCTGGAAATGTATTGGTGATTTCAGGAGGAGAGGATTTGTTTCATATAACAGAGGATGCCCTATCTGATTTTGATAAGAAACAACTAGAGATGGGTAAGGAGTATAAGATTATTTTGCCTACTGGAATGGGAGAGCCTCTGTACACGAATAGTTTTAATGCAGCAAAAGAGATGGCGAAAGAATATGGTAAAGGAACACAGGTCATTAACTTGAAGTCAAATCAGGATTCCGTCGATACATTTACAAAAGGTGAAGCGTTAAAAGTCAAGATTGGTGAGATTCAGAAGAACATGGACGCTGCTAGGAAGATGGGTTACAGTGTTGACCAGTATCAGAAAGAGATTGATAAGTTGCAAAAGGATACCTACACAGGCGACCCATTAACTGAAAAAGGCAAAAAGATAATGGGAGCTATGAAGGAGCAGTATGGAGAGAAGGAAGGCGAAAGTGTTTTTTACGCATCTAAAAACAAAGGCACGATTACAGGAGTAGATAGGAAGACAAAAGATCAGATAGTTGGCAGCATAGCTACCTATAATCCAGTGAGTGAATCAGGAGTAGATAAATCTTTGTTAGGTAAAGAAGTAGTCATACTGGGAACTGAGGGTAGTATGGTAAAGGTAAAATTTGATAGTGGTAGAATTGCTCTTGTTCATTTTAAGGACTTGACATTCAAGTGGGATAGGAGGTAGAATGGCAAGATTTTACGTATCTGAAAGGTTAAGCGAGCACATCGGCGAGACTCCAGAAGGATTTTTAATTTGTAAGGATGTGCCACTTACCAGGATAGGTGAATTTGATTACACTGCTGCTGAAGTGCCTGTTGAGGGCGGTTTAGATGGTGTAGTAAAAATTCAAAGAGATGAAGATGAAGTGTTCAGTGAAAGAGCCATAGCTTCCTTTGAGGGAAAACCTTTGGTTATCAATCATCCTGATGGAATAGTGACTCCAGAAAATTGGAAGAAGTTATCTCATGGTTATGTTCAGAATGTCCATCGTGGTGATGGAGAGATGGAGGATATGCTTCTTGGTGATATTTTAGTGACTACTAAAGAAGCTATTGATTTAGTGAAGTCAGGATTAAGAGAAGTATCATTAGGCTATGATGCTGAATATGAACAAATTGAACGTGGAAGAGGGAGGCAGAGTAATATTGTAGGGAATCATGTAGCGCTAGTCACAAAGGGGAGAGCGGGTTCAAGATGTGCTATCCAAGATGAGGATAGTGTAAACAATAATACTATTATAAGTAGGGAGGATGTAAACACTATGAGACCAAAAGAACTTTTTAAGCGCATCTTTCCTAAATCAAGGTTTGCAGACTCTCTGGAGGATGCTGATTTAGGAGAGCCGATTTCTGTAGAGGGAGCGGATGATGCGGAAAGGGCACAGCAAGCAGCAGCAGAGGCTAAAGAGGCTGCGGAGAAAGCTGTGACAGCGGCAGAAGAAGCAATAGAGGCTGCTAAAGAGGCTGCTAAAGAGCCTTCAGGAGAGGCTGCTAAAGAGCCTTCAGGAGAGGAGTCGGTTGAAGATCAGGATCCTGATGAGGATGCTGGAGGAGCAACTTCTGGAGAGTTGATGGATCGTCTTGACAAAATAGAGAGAGTTTTGGAACTTCTTGTTGATGTAATTGAGGAAGCTTTTGAAGATGAGTTAGGGGATGATATAGAAGAAGTTGGAGATGAGAAAGAAGGTGATTTAGAAGAGGAAGATGAAGATTTTGCAGATTTTTCAAGTGATGCAGAAATCATTGATCCTGATATTGAGTTGAAGGAACCGATAAAAGATAGAAGAAGATATTTTGATTCCGTGAGACGCAGGGTTTTGGATAAAGCAATAACAACGGATAATGCTTCGATTGTTCAACCTTTGTTGAAAGGTAAGAAGGTTGAAGATCTTAGTCGGGCAGAAGTAAAGGGTATTTTTGTAGCAGCTAGTAGAATGATTGCAGCTACAAGAGATTCAAAGATTCAAAAGGGCACTTTTGATTCTAGAAAATACTTTCAGCAATCTTCAGAGGAAATATCAAAGATAGCCGAAAGAAACAAAGAATTTTGGAAAAGATAATATTAGGAGGTAAGTATAATGAGTAATGTGTTTTATAAAAGAATGCCTGCCGGAGTTGCAGGAGATGTGACAAGAAGAGAGCATGCAACCATTGAACCGCAGATAATGAATTCTTCAAAGCCGGTTAAGCTGTATGGTGTGCCTGTAAAAATGGTAAATGGAAAGATTGAGCCAATTAATCACAGTTCTGATGCAGCTGCAGATGTGTATGGATTTGCGGTTCGCCCCTTCCCGATTCAGTCAGCAGGTGGAACTGGTGATGCTAAAGGTGCTGGGATTCCCCCGATTGGTTTGCCGCTTGATATTCTGCGTCGTGGTTATATGACTGTGAAGGTTCAGAAAGGAACTCCGGTTAAAAATGCTACCGTTTATGTAAGGAAAGATGGCGGTACAGACGATTATCCTGTTGGCGGGTTGGAGTGCGATTCTGATACTAGCAATACCGTAGAGTTGACAAGCGTTAAATTTATGGGCGAGGCTGATGCTGACGGCAACGTTGAAATTTCGTTTAATATTTAAGTAAGTATATAGGAGGAGTTAACATTATGATTACATATGATAGATACACAATTGATAGTACTGGTGCCTTCATGATAGGAGAGTTGGAACGTCTAGATAAAACTCTTCATGAACCGTTAGTTTCAATTACGTGGGGTCGTGATATTGACCTACGTGAAGATGTTTCTATGGCAGATGATGCTTCCAGCTTTACAAATTCTACTTTCGCAGCAGCAGGCAGCATGGATTCTACAGGAAAGAACTTTATTGGGAAGAATAGTAATGCTATTCCTGGAATCGCTGTGGATATTGGAAAGACTTCTAACCCTCTGTATTTGTGGGGTATGGAAGTTTCCTACACGATCCCAGAGTTACTATCTGCTCAGCAACTTGGTCGTCCGGTTGATGCTCAGAAATATCAGGGCATGCAGCTTAAGTGGCAGATGGATATTGATGAGATGGTGTACATTGGCGACACTGCTGTGGGGAAGAAGGGACTGTTGAATTCGGATAGTGTTACATCTTCTTTTGTTGAAGAGGGAGCAAAGGGCGATACTCAGTGGACTGAGAAAACTCATGATGAGATTTTGAGGGATGTTAACGACCTTATTGTTGCTTGCTGGGAGAATTCAGGAACAGCTGTGTGTCCAAGCAAAGTTCTCCTGCCTCCTACACAGTTTGCTCAGATTACTTCCCGCAAGGTTTCTGAAGCAGGTAATATTAGTATTCTTCAATTTATTGAGGATAACTGTATTGCTTTGAAAATTAACGGTAAGAAGCTTGATATTCAGCCTTGCAAATGGCTGACAGGTTTGGGAACTCAGGCTGGTTCACCTGCTGCAGGGACTGACCGCATGATTTGTTATTCTCAGGATAAGAATCGTGTTCGTTATCCGCTGGTTCCGCTACAGAGGACTCCTCTTGAGTACAGGAGCATTTTCCACCTAACTACTTATTTTGGTAAGTTGGGAGTGGTGGAGATTGTGTATCCTGAGACTGTGTTGTATATGGACGGGATTTAAGTAACATTTACAAAAGGAGTGGAAGATGGAGATTAAATTTAAAATACCCGTTTTATTACCGGAGGGAGGCGGTAGAAAGGTATATAAACCGGGGGTTCATAATCTTGATGAGTCGGTAATTAATCACTGGTTTATCCAGGGATTAATAGCTTCGGGAGCCGCCGTTCTAGAAGCTCCTATTCCTCCTGGCGAGATTGAGCCCCCGGTCAAAATTAAGAAGGAGAGGGGGAGTTCCACAGAGGTTAAGTGGAACTCCCTTTTGAAAGAATTACAAAAAGAGAAGGATAAAGATATAAGAGGTAGTTGATGGCTTTTGAAGTTGCAGAATTTATCGAAGCGTTTCCAGAATTTGCTGATGAGAGTGCCTATGGGACTATGAGATTTTGGGCGGATGTGGCTGATAAAAGATTGAATGTAAATAGATGGGGTGAATTATTGCAACAGGGGATATATTTATTTGTTGCACATAATATTGCTTTGTCTAGGCAGGCACAAGATGCAGCTGATAGAGATTCAGGAGTGACACAGAGTACGGGCCTAATCGCAAGTAAAAGTGTTGGAGGTGTTTCTGTATCGTATGATACAAATGCTTCGTTGCTCAGAGATGCAGGAAATTTCAATATGACCCGGTATGGAAGAGATTTTCTACAATTGGCTAGGATTGTAGGTATAGGAGGAATGCAGTTATTAAAAACGGATATTGAAGTATGATTATAGATGTAATAGAAACAGATAAGATTGTATTGGATGCTATTTTGGAGCATATAAAGAAATTTTCTTTATATGTAGGAATACCTGAAGATACATCTGAGCGAAAAAGCCCAAAGAGGAAAGGAGAAGCGGAGTCTAGAGTAGATGAGGGAATGAATAATGCACAGTTATTATTCATTCACACAAATGGGTCTCCAATAAAGGGGCTACCTGCTAGACCTGTTTTAGAACCGGCGATTGAAGACCCTGACAACAAAAAGAGGATTAACGCTCTTATGTTTGATGCCACTTTGAAGGGATTTAAGGGTGATAAGGCTGGATTTAAATCAGGAATGGAGAAAGTAGGAATACTTGCTCAAAATGTTGCAAGGCAGTGGTTTGTTAATCCTAAAAATAATTGGGCACCTAATAAACCTTCTACGATTAGAAGAAAATTGAGCAGGAGTAAATCCAGAAGTGCTCAAGAAGTTTTAGAAGAGTTTTATCGGAGGTTAGAAACAGGCGAATCCATGGAAGGACTTGACAGACCTTTGATTGACACGGCACAGATGCGTAAAAGTATAACTTATGTGCTAGAGGAAAGATAAATGGTTATATCAGTTGATGAAATAATTGAAGATTCTGATTTAGCACAAGCTTATACTATTTTACGTACTACTGGTCAGTTCGTTAATGGTCGATGGGTGCAAGGAGAGGAAAAACAAATCAGAGCTTTTGGAACAATAGATGTTCTTTCTGACAAGGAATTGCGCATGGTTCCGGAGGCTGATAGGGCTTCCGGTAGTTTGGCGTTCTATTCAAAGAAAGAAATCTACACAACTAGGAATACTCCATCTTCAAGTTTATCTGATAGGATAAAATGGAGAGGAGATTATTATAAAGTCGTATCGGTTGCACCGTATGGTGATTATGGTTTTTGGAAAGCTATTGCAGTTAGAATGACAGGTGATTAAATGGCCATAAGAAGCGTCCATGAATTTGAAGATATTTTGCATGGAGTGGTAGTTGAAACTCTTGGTTGGCAAGATAATCCAAATAATGTTCGAATCGGTTGGCAGACTGAAGGTGCTCCGGGATTTAAGATTACAGACGAAGTAATTTTTATCACGGCGACACCTGTTGAGGACGAGTATAGTAAACAATATGATGTGGTTTTTGAAGAAGGCTCTCCTGAGTATGTTATATATCGGGGGTTCACAAGAGTGATGGAACTATATGTTATTGGATATGGTTATAACTCGTTAAGCAATCTGTATAACCTGATGATAGGCATGCATACAGATTCTGCAAGGCGGTCACTAAATCGTGAAGGTATTTACTATATCCCTTTATCCATCGCACCGAAAAGAATTCCTGAACTGTTTCAAGCTCAGTGGTGGGAGAGGGCAGACCTATCTTTGAGATTTTATGAAGCCAATTCTTTTGAAGAGCCGATACAGACAGTTGATAGTATTGATGTAGAAGTCAATAATGCAGAAGGGCTTCTTACAGAATTTACAGTAAATAGATAATGAGGTGTAGAAATGGGAACACAGAATTTAGAAAATATTGTTCAGGTCACAGAATACATTTCACCGTTGTCTGCTCCTAGACGTGGTTTTAATGAACTTCTGATAGTTGGGTATCAAGGGGCAGAAATATTTGATCCGGGAGAACGCATAAGGGAATACAGTAACCCGAATGGTTTGCTAGAGGATGGGTTTGAGATTGATGACCCTGAATATAAAGCAGCAACTTTATATTTTAGTCAGAGTCCTGCTCCTCGTAAGCTTTGGGTAGGGTATAAAAGCGTCTCTCCTGATGAGTCTTGGGTAGAAGCGGTTAGTGCTTGTAGGCAAGCGGACAATAATTGGTATGTTGTAGTTTGTTTAGGAATTGAAAATGATGATGACCATGGAGCATTGGCGGCATGGGCTGAAGTAGCGTTACCTACTTCAATATATGCCTTTACTTCTGATGATGAGTTGGCTATTACAAATTCAGAAGATGATATATTCTCAAAATTGAAGGCTTTGGACTTTAAGCGAGTGGTAGGTCAATATTCAACTCAAAGCGAATACGCCATAATTGCAATTATGGGGTTTGCGATGGGTGCGAATACAGGGCTTGCGAATACTGCTTATACTTTGAAGTTCAAGGGCGAGGTTGGAGTAAAGGTAGAGGATTTGACTCAGACTCAAGTTGGATATCTTGATAAGAAAAATGCGAACGTCTATTTAAATTACTCTAATTACTACAACATCATTCAACAAGGTAAAATGGCAAGTGGAGTATTCTTCGATGAAGTGATTAACCTTGATATGTTGAGAAACGATATCCAGTTAAATGTCATGGATTTGTTTTATCAGAAGTTGAAAATTCCACAGACAGATGCCGGTCAAGTGATGATTATTTCCGCTTGCAATAATGCTTGTGAGCTTGCTGTTGATAGAGGGTTTTTGGCTCCTGGCAGATGGACAGGCGACAATATTCTTAACCTTATGTATGGTGATACTTTGGTTAAAGGGTATGTGTGTCAATCTGAATCCTATGATACTCAGTCACAGGCAGATAGAGAGGCTAGGAAAGCCATGCCTGTTTATATAAGTATTAAAGAAGCGGGGGCTGTTCACAGCATCACAATTGGCGTATGGGTTAATAGATAAGGGAGGTGTAGATAATGTCACGACATACAACATACAGTTTTTTAGATTTGGCAGGGGCGATATCGCACCCGTTCTTTACTCAAGCACCTGTATATCTTTTTACAGGTGAAGGAGTGGGTTCGGTAACAGTGTCTATGCAGCAGGAAAAGACGGCACACGATATTGCAGCAGATGGTGTGGTTATGGTTTCAAAAATTGCAGGAGAGAATGGACAGATTAGAATTGAATGCCAACAGACTTCTCCCCTGCACAAATATCTGTTAGGTTTATATAACTTTGTTATGACCGAATCTACAGATAAATGGGCTATGATGACTGTAGTTTTGAGAAATATTCATGACGGGACTTCCCATGTAGCACAGGGAGTCAGCTTTGGCAAAATTCCTGACAAAGCCTATGCAGCATCAGGTGCTAAAATTGCTTGGGTATTATGGGCGGCAGAGATTCAAAATCTGACCGCTTAATGACAATTTAATAAAGGAGAAAAAATGAGGGAGACATTTAAAGATGTAGAGATTAAGGTGGGCGAAGGGAAGCACAGAAAATTCAGACTAAACAAGTTTGATGCTCAAACAGGCTCTTATATTATTTACACCTTGCTCACACAGGTGTTGCCTATGGGATTAGGTAATCAGATTGAAGGACTTCCGACCGAAGGCAATTTACCTGTGATGAGTAAAGAGAAATTTTTTGAGATTCAAAAAGATTGTTTATTGCACTGTGCCGAAATTCAAACAGTAGGTAATGTTGTTTCTCCGATGCCTGTGATGATGAAAGATGGTAGATGGGGTGTGCCTGATTTGGAATTTAATGCTCCATTGGTTATGGCTTTGACAATTCAGGTGTTGGGGTATAATGCACAAAGTTTTTTCGACGAAAACACATTGGAGATGTTCAAGGAAGGGATATCCCAATTGACTTCATCCAATGTGTAAATATCGATGTGTTTGCTTATGCTCCGGTGATGGCAGGAGATTGGCAACAGCATCAAGTTTGGGATGGGACATATTTATATGATGACCTTCTTGATTGGCATGAAATGAATATGGTCAAAAAAGAAAATGAAAGAAGGGTTTATGAGTATCAGCAACAGCAGAGGGAATTAAATGGCAGTCACTGATGTATTAAAAGAGTATTTGGTTAAAGTTGGCTTTGATGTAGATAATACTACTCAGAGGAAAGTTAACGATGCTCTTAAAGATATAAACACTTCTTTAAATACTCTATCACGAAATAAATCATTTAAAATTCTTGCAGGGACAGCAACATCGTTCGCATCAGTTCTGACTACAGTTGTTACTTCAACTGCTATGTTGATGAAGAAAACTGCTGATGCCGATATGGAGTATCAGAAGATTGCTTTGCGCATGCACATGACTACACAAGCCGCAAAGCAAATGACTATTGCGATGGAAGCTTTGGGGGCTACCTTTGAAGAGATAGCATGGAATCCTGAACTTCTTGCAAGATATCAAGAATTACATAAGTTGGTAGGACAAGCTGCAACTCCTGCCGATGCTAGTACCCAATTAAGATTGATTAGAGATGTAGGTTTTGAATTTACAAAACTTATGACCACCATGCGTGCGGCAACCGAGTGGATTACGTATCATCTCGCTAAAATGTTTGGTGGTGAGATAAAGAAGATACGAGATTGGTTAAGGAACATAAATAAATGGCTTTTAGAAAATTTACCAAAATGGACAGAAAAAATTGCTACCTTTTTGGGTAGGTTTATAAATATAGCTAAAGTGTTATGGGATGTTTTGAAAGGTATTTTTGGAGTCATTAAAGATACTACTGATGCTCTACCTAAAATAGCGACAGGTATTATGGCTGTGGGTGCGGCATTTGTATTTTTATCTATGCATCCAGCCCTGATGGCTCTACGCCCAATTATTCTTGGACTGATAGCTTTGTTCTTGCTTCTTGACGACTATGCTACATTTAAAAGGGCAAGAGATGCAGGAGAAGATTCTTGGACTATGTTCGCACCTCTGTGGGAAGTTATAGATGATATGCTTCCAAAATTAAATAAAAGTTTAGGGCAGTTGACCACAAATATCGGAAAACTTTTAAACCCAGGAGGACAAAATTTAGGATTTTGGACTATCTTTTCTTGGCTGATTGAAAAAATAGCAAAAGGATTTGCTTTGGTAATTTTTGGTCTACAAATGGTAGGTCATTTTATGGGGCATCTAACTAATCCTGAGATTATGGAAGCTGCTAAACCATACGATGAGAAAATAGCAGAGTTAAAAGAGAAGAGAAAACTAGCTACTACACATAAAGAAAGAAAAGCTATCGATAAAGAAATTTTACAGACAGCAAGAGAAAGAAATAAAAAAGTAGCAGAAGCCAGAAGTGAAAGTAGATGGAAATATATAGATTTGGCCTACCAAGATTTCAAAGTATTTAAAGATAAGTTTGGTTCAGATGAAGATTTAAAGAAGGCTAAAAAAGATTTGGAACGCCAACTGAAATTTGTTGAAGAGGCAATGAAATCTAATCACCCAGCACAAGCACCAGCACAAGCACCAGCACAAGCACCAGCACAAGCACCAGCACAAGCACCAGCACCAGGACCGACTTCTTTTTTAGGACAGCCGTCTACAGACACATATGTGGTTAACATAGAAAACTTGAATTTACCTGGGGTTAGCGACACAACTAACTTTCTGAAAAATATAGTAATGGTTGCACAAGAACAAAGGGCGGTTTCGTAATGGCAGATATACCTTTAAGTCCAGACAGATTACTTGAGATTGAAAAGAGCTTGTCAAAAAGCGTTTCAAGAGGAGCAGAAATTCCTGCAGACAGGCTTATTGATCATCATAAAAAGGTGTCTGAACAGAGAGAAAAAGTAAAAGCTGTTCCTTCAGAGAGACTTAGGGAATTAGAGTCAAAGATGACTGGAAGAACAAAAGAGGTTCAACAGTCTTTGCCGATTGAAAGGGCTTCTTCTTTGCTGTCTGTGTATGGGGCGATACGACAGATGTTTGACATACCACCTTCTGATGTGATAGAAAACAGAATGAGGGTGATGAGTGATGCTTCATCAAAGGCAACAGTTAGAGGTTACCGTCCTTCAGCTTGGGGTAGTTCAGGTGGTGTTGGTGGACCATCTGTAACAATGGTTTATATTATGAACCCAATAGATAATATAAACTATTTCTTTGATGCTGTATTAAGGACAGAGCACATAACCACAAGAACGATTACTAAACACCCGATACAAACTGGAGCAGCCATCGCAGACCATTCATATCAGATGCCTGCTACAGTTACTCTTGAAATAGGAATGAGCGATGCGATGGATTCTTATGCTATTGATTCGTTCGCTGATATAGGGAGCAGCAATCACGCTTATTCAAAAGAAGATTCCAAATCTGTAAATGCCTATAGAACATTTGTTGACCTTCAGAAAAAAGGAATTCCGTTGATTGTCAATACAAGATTGAATAGATATGAAAATATGATAATTACTCAGATATCCACCACAGATGATAAAAATACGATGTATTCTTTGAAATGCCAGATTATATTTGAGCAGGTATTTATTGCAGATGTGGGTATTACTGATAAGACAAGATTCCCAGCTATCGCTTCTCTACCAGTCAGCACCAATGTCCCTTCGAATAAAAGAAATAATGTATCTATTTTAACAAAAAAGGCTGATTATGGAAGAAAAACATCAGGTGCTACAAAAAAAGGGGCTGGGTGGGGAGCTCCTCCTAAATCTGGAGATAATTTAGGAGCAGGTTTATTTGATACTATTTTAGGTGGCGGTATGAGTGGTATGCCTGTTGGGGGATTTTAAAACATGGCTCTACAAATTTTAGATTTTAGGAACATTGCAAATCAGAGAATCAACACGACCGTTGAAATTGATAATAAACTTGTAGAGCTTGAAATATATTTACGTTTTAATAGAATGGCGGGGTATTGGTTTGCCGACATAACAGACAAGAGTAAAAAAGAGGTTGTATTGGCTAGTATGCCAATACTTCCTTATCAAAACATGCTTGAACAGTATCAGTATTTAAAGATAGGCTCAACAGCGGTTATAGGAATATCTAACTTGCCGTTTGATGATTTAACATATGAGAATTTCAGTTCAGACTTTGAATGGTATTGGGGTAACAGCATTTGATTGGTGGGAAGAAGAAATTATTTGATCGAGCATGGAAGATATCCGTTATTCCTAGGAGTAAGTGGTCAGACACAAACAAATACGGTGAAAATGATGCTATTGTAGTTTCTTCTTCTGATTATGGCGATGAGGCTTTGAAGTGCATGTTTAATGTAACATCAGCGTTGGCAGCATATAGTTATGGTGATGTATCGGTTTATAATATGAATCACAAGACCATACAAATGCTTGCTAGTGAGGGCGGTAGGGTTGCTATTGAAGCCGGTTATAAAGATAACAGAGGATTGATATGGCAAGGATTTATTTGGCATGCTTATGATGTTAGAGAAAATGTTGTTGATAGGGTTTTTACTATGCACTGTGTTGATTCAATAGCTGTTGTCCAAACAAGTTTTGTATCTGCTACTTTATCAACACCGGTAAATTGCGGTGATAAGATTGAATATGTTTCTCAGCAAATGAAGCTGCCATGGAAGACTTCTGACTCATTAAAAAGTGATGATTCAACTTTAACAAGAGGTTCAGTATTTTTTAGAGATGGTAGGAGTATAATAAAAGAAGAAGCACAAGTGAGAGGGCTGCAGGTAGGGACAAATCAAGATGGAGAAATGACAACAACAGATTTGATTCAAGATGTTTCGCCTGATAGCGATATTGTCATTTCACCTGATTCAGGATTGATAGGGACGCCTACACAAATTCCTAAAGGGATTTCATTTCAAACATTGCTTGACCCTAGGATCAGATTTAAGATACCCGCAATAAGAGTAAATATAAGGCATGGTGAAATTAAATCAATGCCAGTTATGTATGGTCAGCATATGCAGTTGCTTGAGCCGTCAGGAACATATAAGGTGGTTTATGTTAATCATGTAGGCGATACGAGAGGAAACACTTGGCACACTAATGTTCAGGGAGTTGTTAATCCTGACATGATAGCAGGTATGGGTGGGGCAGGAGCAAAGCCTACTGCAAATTTGAGGTAGAGATGTCAAATATAGCTGTTCAGACTTTAATAGGTAATCAATCAGACTTGTATGATATGCTTGTGCATAAAATCAAGTTTGAGATTCGGTGCTGTGCTCCTGGGATTATCAAATCGTTTAATTCAGAGAAGCAAACAGCTACGGTTCAGCTTGTAACAAAAGAGAAGATTGTTATTGATGGGAATTTAGAATCGAAGAAAGTCCCATTACTTGTTGATGTGCCTATATTCATGCCTCGTGCCGGTGATTTTGTAATAACTATGCCGATTAGAGAAAATGATGAGTGCCTCGTCTGTTTTGCAGATACTTGTATAGATGACTGGTTTCAGAGAGGCGGAGAGGAAAACGAACAATTGTCAGGACGAAGGCATGACTTATCTGATGCATTTGCGCTGTGCGGAATTTGGAATCAAACAAGAGTGATAACAAATTATTCTACAGACTCTGTTGTTATAAGAAATGAAACAAATCAAGATTCAATAGAATTGAAAAATGGAGAGATAAATATAAACAGCTTCAACACAGTGAATGTTAATGCGAATAGTCAGATAAATATTGATTCGTCAGGGACAATGAATGTTAAAAGCACAGGAGTTATGGGTATAGAATCAGAATCATTGATGAATATAAGTAGCACAGGCGTTATGGCTATTAGTTCTGACGCAATTATTAATATTGACTCGAACGCTACTCTGAATTTGAGTTCTACAGGAGCAGTAAATGTGACAGGCTCAACTGTAACAGTAACCGGAGGGCGGGTTGATCTAGGAAGTCCTGACGGTAATGGGATTGCAAGGATAGGCGATAATGTTGTTGTGGGTGGAGTTACTGGGACAATCACAGGTGGCAGTTCAAAGGTGTTTGCAGGATGAGATACAGAAAACTAGGTGCAAATAATGAGCCTTATATGGGGCGAGGAAAGCAAGATTATATTTCTGATGCCGAAGCTGTTGGTCAAGCTGTTATCACAAGGTTGAAGCTATTTCGTGGTGAGTGGTGGGACGATGAAACTATTGGGATACCTTTATGGCAGACGATGCTTGGAATAGTAGGAACAAAGAAGGCTTCGATTGACAGAATTCTTCAAGACACGATTCTTGCTACTCAAGGGGTGCGTAGAATTATTGAAATGGATTCAAGGTTTAATTCAGAGACAAGAGGTTATGATTTTTATTGTGCGATAGACACAATATATGGAATAACGGTGATAACCAATCAAGGAGAAATACAAAGATGAGTTACTTTCCACCTTATATTGACATGAGTGGGCTTAATATTCCTTCACTTCATGATATCAGAGAGGATTTGATAGAAGGGTATAAATTGATTTATGGACAAGACTGTTATCTTGAGCCTGATAGTGCTGACTATCAATGGATTAGCATCGTTGCTCTTCGTATATATGATGCCCTGCAATCTGTCCAGTTGATTTACAACAATCGAGGACCGATGACTGCGATAGGCTCAGGGCTTGACCAGATTGTTAAGATGAACGGTATAAGACGGATTGCAGAAACTTATTCTAATTGTGAAGTTTACCTTACAGGGAAAGTGGACACGATAATAAATAATGGGATTGTAGCTGACAACACAGGGAACAGGTGGCGGTTGCCTAATGTCATTCAGTTAGTGCCAAAGGCTGGAGAACCGGAAGTTGGAGAATTATATGTAACGGCTATATGTGAAAAGCCAGGAGTGATATCAGCTTTGCCTGGAGACATTTCTACAATAGTGACTCCGACAGCGGGTTGGCTAGGCGTTGAAAATAAAACAGCGGCTATCGAAGGAAGAGGAAGAGAAACAGATGCGGAATTGAGGTTCAGACAATCGTTGAGTGTGTCCCGTCCATCGATGACCTTGCTTACAGGCACACAATCTGCAATTGCTGCCATGGATTCTGTGACAAGATATAATGTTCTGGAAAATCCTACAAACGATTATGACCATCATGGTAACCCGCCTCATTCAATTACCTGTGTTGTTGAAGGTGGTAAAGATGAAGATGTGGCTCAAGTGATATGGGAGAATAGAGGAATTGGAGTTTATACTAATGGTGATGTCAGAGTTGATGTTGTAGACCCATTTACTGGAGTAATAACTTCAATAGGATTTTTCAGACCTATTTATGCAGATATTTATGCCACTCTAACAGTAGAGGGGTATGCAGATGAAGGCTACACGACAGCGACATCGGAAGCAATCAAGCAGGCGGTTGTTGATTATCTTAACAGTCTGCAAATTGGGGCTGATGTAACGATTAGTGCTCTTTACGCAGCAGCAATGTCAGTAACAGAAAACCTGAAGCGTCCGAAATTCTCAATCTGGTCAATAACAATTTCAAAAGTGCCTTCGCCGCAAGACCACTATGATTTGATTATTCTGTTTAATGAGGTTGCTAGGTCTGTGTTAGCTAATATTGAGATAGTGATGGTATGAGGAGGATAGTAATTATGTTAATTCCTAAAATATGGATAGATATGGAAGTTAAGAATTCAAATGGAGAAATTATACAGAAAACTTCTGAAGAGGGACATTCATGGGTCAGGAATTTTTATAACCTACATTCAATGCTGATGGCGGATTCTCCTATATTTTCTTCAGAAGGTTTAGATTTATATGATACTGGGAACATTAGAAGAACGGGCTATATAAGGCATACTTGTGGGGCAGCAGCTAACCAGTATGGCTTTGTTTGTCAGATAGGAGAAGGCCATGGGATTAGATTAGGAACAGGGTCCGAGCCGTTTGATATTGATGATTACAGAGGCTCCTCTGTTATAGGTCATGGAAGCGGAGCGGGTCAACTTCATCACTACAATACTACCAGAGAATATATTTCTCTTATAGATAATAACCCACGCACAAAATGGCAAGTATCTGCAATTTATAAGCGTTTGTTTAGCAATAATTCTGGTTCGCCTATAACAGTAACTAATGTGTGCCTATACCTTAAAAGTAATTATTTTGGAAGTTCTGGTGTAATACTAATGATGACCAAAGATGTTCTGTCTTCTTCTACTATAATTCCTCATGGTGCACTTGTAACAGTAACTTATACCATAACATCTCCTAATATACTAAATGTCACTCAAGAGCCTTTATACTCTATGGGAACCGCTGGTAGTGGTGGATATTTATTTAATAGAAGGAATTATCAACACTTAAAATATATGCTAGTTTTGGCTCCCGTAGATGGTGGACTGAGTTCTCCTCTACTTTATATTAACAGTGGCTCATTAGGTCCTGATAATTCTGATTTGTATTACGGATACCATAATACTCAAAGATTGATTGCGACTGGAAATTCTCAAATAGGAGCATTCTGTGCAGCAGCTAATGCTAGCAAGCTTGGCGGATATGATGATTGGTATATACCTGCAAGGCATGAATATTCAGGGATAGCAACAGATTTTAACTCTACAGTTATTGAAGATGAAAGAACGCCTCTTACTACCTTTTGGTCGTCGTCAGGTG